GAGGAGCTGACCCATGGCCAAGTTCGTCGTCGTTGCCAAAGAAATGTTCACCGATCTTGTTCGCGCATTCGGTAAGGGTGGAAAGGAGTTCCGCACTCCACTTGAGACCCGTGTCGCAAAGGGCTTGAGGCGACACAACAAGACGAGAGACTTCGTGCATGAATCTTACATGTCCAGGACCGGTAAGCCGGTTCCTGAAAACAAAGTCGTGCTCAAGGCGGACTTCCTCGCTAATTTGGAGAGAGCAGTAGAGGAAAAGAAACGTGCCCAGACGAAGACTGAGCGTTTGTTCCCGCGCGAAAGACGAGAACAGCTAGGTCTTCCTAGCGGAGCTGAATTGCGGGCACAAAAGAAAAAGCCAAAGCTTCTACGAAGCAAGCTTGTCTTTAAGAAGGGCTACCAGATGAGGGATGAAATGGGCCGGCAGTCAAACCAAGAGGGCTACTGATATGCCGTTCAAGTCGAAGGCCCAGCAGGGCTACATGTTCGCGAAGATGCCGAAGACCGCTAAGAAGTGGGCGAAGGAAACTCCGAACATGAAGTCGCTCCCGAAGAAGGCACCCAAGAAGCGGAGCAAGTAATGGCCGCCAAGAAGAAGCGCTTCAAGTTCAAGGCAGTCCACAAGAACCCAGAGGGTGGGCTCAGTGAAGCTGGTCGGGAGGCGTACAACCGGGCGACCGGCGGCAACTTGAAGAGACCGCAGCCTGAGGGTGGCTCACGGCGCAACAGCTTCTGTGCTCGGATGAAGGGCATGAAGAAGCGGCTCACGAGCGCGAAGACTGCGAACGATCCGAACTCCCGCATCAACAAGAGCCTTCGGGCCTGGAACTGCTGACATGCCAAATCTACACGGACGCTACGACCGGCTGAGGATGCACGAAGAGGCCAATCAGCCTCATCCTGATCCATTGAAGCCGCCGACCAAGAAGCGGAAGCCACGGAACATGAAGGCCATGAAGGACCGCATGGCTGCGATCAAGCAGCGCATGATGGGCAAGGGCACCTGATGTCCGAGGTTCGCCGCACCAACCCCGAACGCTGGAAGGCCATCGTCTCTCGGTTCAAGGCGTCCTCGAAGGGCGGCGCTCCTGGCCAGTGGTCTGCCCGCAAAGCTCAGCTGGCGACCCAAGCCTACAAATCCAGTGGGGGTTCCTACGTCGGGCCCAAGAAGGCGGACAACAGTCTGTCGAAGTGGACCCGCCAGGAATGGACCACCAAATCGGGCAAGCCGTCGACGCAGGGGTCGCAGGCCACGGGTGAACGGTACCTGCCGAAGAAGGCGATTCAGTCGATGTCTTCGGAGGAGTACGCCCGGACGACGGCCGCGAAGCGAGCTGGACGTGCGGCTGGCAAGCAGTTCGTGAGTCAGCCGAAGGACATTGCGGAGAAGACCCGCAGATACAGGAAGTGATTCATGGCGAAGCGTCCGACGCTACCACCTGCTACACTTGGCAAGCCCTCCAAGAAATCGAAGTACTCCGAAGAGGAGGACGACGATGATGAAGAAGAGGGCGAATGTGGCTGTGGTGGCCACGAAGAGGAAGGGATCATGCTGAAGATCTCGATCCTTTTGCCTGATTCTCTTCAGCGAAAGGGCTAACCATGCCGAAGGTCAACGGAAAGAGCTTCCCCTACACGGTCGCGGGGAAGGCAGCTGCGAAGCGCGCTGCAAAGAAGACCGGCACGATGAAGAAGGTCGCGGCCACCAAGATGGTCCGCAAGAGCGGAGGTAAGGTCTAATGGCAAAGAAGAAGACGACCAGTTCCAAGGTGAAGGCCATGAGCACCAAGCGCAACGTGCGTGGCAAGATGGGCACTATCTCTGGCGCTCGTTCTCGCTCCGCCAACGCGGGTCTCCCCACCGGCGGTGGCAAGGGCTAAATGTCCCAACTCGACACCAGATTCCTAGCGGAACTGAGCGCCCGTGGTGTGATGTCCGAGGACGTCCCCACGGGCGGTCGAGCTTCTGCGGATCTGTTCCGGCGGGAAACGCCGGTGCCGCAGCGTCCGTATCCAGGACAGGCGGAACTGCTGCAGGATGAGTCGAAGCTGCTGGCTGGTGGCTCGAAGCGCATGGTCGGCAGGATGACCGAGGCGCTCAAGGGAATCATCGAGGGCAATCCGTACACGGAAACCTTCGGGGTGACGCGGGCTCCGATCGGGAACTTCGTGGATCCGTTCTTTCGGGTCGACGTGAAGCCTGACATGCCGTTCGAGTTCTCGTCGATCTACCCGGCGTTCGACGATCCGAAGCTCACGAGCAGGTTCTATGAACACGTCCAGAAGATCCTGTCGAGCAAGAAGTACGGAGCCACCGCTCCCGAGATCAAGCAGGCCGTCGATCTGTTGAACTCGTTCGGCGAGCCCTACCACGTTGTGCTGCAGACCGGCTTTGCGGCAGGCCCCCGGTATCACGCCAGCACCGTCAAGCAATCCTTCGTGTTGCCGCTTCTTCTTGAAGGCATGGGGACCGCGCCTGATACCGCTGAGATGAGCGTTCGTGGCAACGAGCGCTGGAAGAAAGACTCCGGTGTACGAGCTCGAAGCAACTACATCGAGTCGCTTCATGCAGAACTCGGTGTCGTGAAGGCTAAGGCGGGCAAGGTTTCTGGGCCGTTGCTCGCGGATGCGATCGGGATGTACTTGTCGCGGCTGGCTCCCTCGATCGGACTTCGCAAGGGTCGTGGGCCTACGGACATCCCGTTGACTCCCCGGCTGGACCCAAACATCCCGCTGGTCCAACAGGCGTTGAGGGCGGCTCGCAAGGACATCGGGGCCCGTGAGTCCGCCATGTTCCTGCAGATGACCGGCGAGGAGTTCCGGGCTCTGGACGCCGAAGGCCGCTACAAGGCAGTCGCCGACAACATCCGAAAGTTTTTGTCCCGCGACGAGGTCATGGCGGTTGCTCGAAACGCTGGGGGCAACCTGAAGGAATTGCCGCCGGAGAAGAGGCTGGTCCGCGTCCTCAAGTCCCTTGAAGAGATTCACGGGGCGGAGGCACGAGATAGGATCGTGCAGATGACGGCGGGTCGATCGGCTCCGGTGATCAGGCCGGGCGTTCAGCGTCGTGGTCCGGAGGCCGGCATTCCGTCGGAGACTCGACTGACCAAGAAGGTCGTTGAGGAGAAGATCCTGAAGCCGGCGGAAGCAGAGAAGATCATGAATCAGACTGCGAAGCGTCTGGGCATCACGCCGAAGAACCCGATGGCCGTGATGGCGATCGCGGCAGTGCTGTCGGCGGCGATGTTCGCGGGCATGGGAGAACGGGAGGTCGCATGAACCCGAAGACGAAGGAGACCATCGAGGACGGCGAGAGCGTGATCCGGTCGATGTTCTCGATCGACGGGGTGGCTGCGGCCATCCAGCGTTCCGGCTTCGATGTGGAGGAGGAGGTGTCGATGTACATCGATATCGCCCGCAACTCCCTGGAGGACAACACGAGGCTTGCCGCTCTGCAACGATTGAACAGGCGTGTACGAGAAGTTGCAGAAGTGAATGGCATGATCTCGACTGGATCTGTTAGAATGGTCTCCCATGAAGAAGATGGAACCCTCGTCGAACGCACCCGCTCAGAATCCCGCCTCCTCTCCCAAGTTCGCGGGCTTCCAATCCCAGGCAAGTCCTTCATCTCCTCTCGCGTCCTTCCCCCGGCCACGAGTGGTGGAGAAGCTCGACCAGGCGATGGGCATAATCCGTAACGAGGATCTCGCCCGCTGGGGTGCGTTTCTCATCGAGGATCTCGGAGTCATCGAGATCGATCGTGCCGTCGGTCAAGCTTCCCATTTCGGAGCATCGATTCGTCGCGAGCTCTGCGGTTCGGAGGGCATGCTCAACGAGAAGTGGGTCGAGGTGGCCTCCAGGGTTCTGCTTCATTCGCCTGGGGCGGCTGAACCCACGAACCTCCTCGGGACCCTCTGCCTTCTGGCCACGGCTGAACTCTTCATCTCAGGGGAAATCCATGCCTCAACCCGACATTGAACACCGGCTCGCGGAGATGCGCGAGTACTACCCGTCCGACGAGCACAACGTCCTGGACGAGGCGATCGAGATCATCAAGAGCCTGCGAGAGCAGGTCCGCCGCGTCACCTACCAGGAGCGGCTCAAGGACCACATTGCAGAGCTCAACCCGGACGCTCTCTTCATCGACAGCATGGACGAGGCCCTGGTCGGATACGCGGTTCAGTGGGGGTCTCCTCCGCTTGCCGTGTACGACTCCGAGCGCATCATCGAGATCCTGTCGAAGGACCTCGGTATCGAGGAGGCTCAGGAGTACTTCCAGTTCAACATCGAGTGCGCCTACGTCGGTCAGGGGACACCGCTGATCCTGTACCGGCCCCAGGAAGACTGATGGAAATCAAGAGGATCCAGACCCGGGCCGAAGGCAACGGAAACTACCCGTTGCCGCCGGACTACGACGATCTCACGGTGGAAGGTCAGAGGCAGGCGCGTGTGAATGCGTGTCGGCAGTGGCTGCTCCATGAGGACGACATTGCGGCCAGGGGCGAGAATCTCGTGGCTTCGGTGTGGTGGTTCGATCGGTACTACCTGTGGCCGGACGACGAGGTCGACTTCAACCCGCTGTTCTACGATGACACGCCGCTGGAGACTCCGGACTTCCACTGGGTTCTGCTGCGGCAGTGGGCCGCGTACCGTTTGACGGCGGCTGTGGCCCCTCGTGGTTCCGCGAAGTCCTACCTGAACTGCAAGGACATGCTGCTGCGGCTGATCACGCGGCCTGCATATTCATTCGTTTATGCAACGTCGACGCACCCGAACGCGCGTGAGGTCGGAGAGCGAATCAAGCGCCAGCTGATTCACAACCAGCGGATCAACGACGACTTCTCTCCGGAGTACGACGGCAACCGCATCGTGCCCCGTCGCGGCGAAGGTTCGTTCAGCACCGAGCACATGATCCTGAACAACGGATCGTGGCTGAGGCTTTTGAGCGCGTCATCGAAGCAGCGTGGTGGCCGTCCACGTCGATACCGCCTCGATGACCCTGAGTACGATCCGAAGAGCTCGACACCGATGTCGGTGCTCCGGGCGTACATGTCCGAGCTCCTGTTCAAGATCGTGATCCCGATGGTCACGCGCCCAGACACCGGAGTCGATTGGGTCGGTACGTTCGTGTCGAAACGCCATTATCTGTGGCATGCCATGCAGTTGGAGGACACGCCGGAGGGACAGAAGGCGAAGGATCCCCGGTTCAACCGGTGGTCCCGTCTCGTGATCCCTGCGGCTATCGAGGAGAACGGCTCCATGATGTCGTGCTGGCCGGACATGTGGCCAACGACCCGTGAAGAGCGCATGAAACTAGCTGTTACGCGCCCGCGATTCAAGGAGGCCCTGTCGCTGGAGGAGATCCGCGAGACGATCGGCTCCGCCAACTTCGCCTCCGAGTACCTGGCGTCCCCCGGAGACGGCGAAGGCGCGTTCTTCGGGGACCTCGACGACGTGAAGCACGGCTGGTGGTTCGAGGAGATCGACGACCGTCTCGACCAACCGCTCGCCACGACCACGTACATCTGCTGGCACGAGCGTCGCGGCGACGAACTCAACCTGCAGCGGATGCCGTTGCCCGAGTTCCTCCGCAGCTATGTCCGCACGTTCATCACCGCCGACACCTCGCACACGTCGGGCAAGGACTCCGACTTCAAGGTCTGCTGCCTGATGGCCGTGTCCCCCCAGAACGACCTGTTCGTCCTCGACCTCTGGGCCCGTCAGGGCCAGGAGTCCGAACTGGTGCGGGCGATCTTCGAGATGGCCGACCGCTGGAAATGTCCGACGGTTCATCCGGAATCGATCCGTCAGGGCGTCTCACTCTACAACGCGCTCTCCTCGATCGTTTCGACCCGCGCCAATGACATGGCCGGCGTCGAGCACCTACCCAAGATCGTCAAGCTGAACCCGGGCATCTCCGAGAAGCAGGACAAGATCGCCGGGCTCCAGTTCCGCTTCGAGCACGGCAAGATCAAGTTGCCGCTGTGGCGACGTGACCAGTTGCCGTGGCGTCACCTCTTCGACCAGATCGAGTCGTTCAACCCCGAAGCCCAGGACGGCGGCTTGGAGAAGGACGACTGCTTGGATGCGGTCGCCATGTCCCAGTTCATCCTGAAGGGCCGGCTCTCGAAGGCCGGGCCGGCCGCAGCCCAGAAGACCCTGTTCGAGCGCCTCCGAGACGGCGACTTCGTAGAGAGCGGAGTCCACATCGGCGAAGGTCTAGACATCAACCAGTTGTCCGCAAGCCAGATCAACGAGATCCTCGATGCACGAACCCCAGATCCACGACCGACCGGGCGCTCCAAGATCTGAATCCAGAGTACCCCAGGGCCTCTTCGAGGTCATGGCCCGCTGGTACTTCGGCGGTTCCGTGGAGAAAGAACCCCCACTGAATCGTGGGGCGGATCAGGAGGTCACAGTTTCCGATGCTTGGATGGGGATTCTCTGCCTGTCCTACTTCGGCAATGGCCCACGCCACCCGACCGCGGGGATCAGTGGGGGTTCCCCATACGCTGCCGACCTCCCGAACAAGGAGACGGTGACCCAGTATGCTCAGGTGAGAAACCAGGTCCAGATGGTGCCAGGCGGGTTTGCAGCCCGGAAAGCGCAGGCAAGGAATGGCAAACGACAAGATCAAGCTGACCAAGGATCCGATGGCGCTGGCCCGGATCATCGACGAGCACTGCGAACGGGAGACCAACCGACTGGCGTACCGCAGGGCGACGTGGCTGGTGGCCCTGTACTACCTGATGGGGGCCCGTCAGTTTGACGTGTTCGATCCCGAGAGCGGGACGGTGCGCTACTCGTACCTGGACGAGCAGGACCGGCTGGACTTCCAGTCGTCCGAGTTGCTCAGTGCCGTGGACAAGATCTCGGGCCGGCTGAGCAGCTTGGACTTCAGGCCGCTCGTGATGCGGGTTGGGTCGTCGTTGAGCTCGATCCGGCAGCGGTCGATCGCCCAGATCATGCTGGATCAGGTGGTCTCGGATCATCAGTTGCAGCGGGTGGTCCCTCAGTTCAACCACATCTTCGCGCTTCTGGGTTCCTGCGGAATCACGGGC